ACACTCAGCCAGTACTTGTTGGATACAAGGGTTCATCGGAAACTGATGCAGCAGCATTCTACTGCCCATACATTCCGTTGATGTCTTCAGGCGTTGTTCTTGATCCGTCAACATTCGAACCAGTCGTGTCATTCATGACTCGTTACGGCTACATTGAACTAACTAACACTGCGTCATCATTCGGTAACGCTGCTGACTACGTTGGTGAGATTGCTGTTCAGAACTTGACTTTCCAATAAGAAAGTTACGTTCACAGAACGATATACGGGGAAGGGCTTTCGAGCCCTTCCTTTTTGTCTAAATACAACATGGACTTTCATACTCTTATTGAAGCGGCATCAATGGTTACTGCCTATCACGGCGGTGACAATCCTGAACCTCATGACGGAATGTACTTCTCTTCCAGTTCTACTTTCTCCCAAAATTACGGGACAGTATATCAGTATAAACTAAACCTAGGCATGATGTTTGATTCACTTGATGAGAATGAAATTGAGCCACTACTTCCTATCTATGATCCATACACCGAAACAGATATTGAGACTATGAGTGATTACATGGATAGGTCAAGTGACACTTGGGAAATCATTGAACAGTATCTAAGTTCAATCGAAGGTATGGGCTACGATTCAGTGCGTATCTTTGAGGGCGGCATTGAGAACTATTATGTATTTGATAAACAAAACATTAAGATGGTCGGAGAAATTTCTTAAGAGATTCTAGTATCGCCGTCAACAGTGGCATTCATGATTGACTTCTTGCCAGTACGCAACTTCTTATTATACAGTCTAGCACAGTTAGCGCATAGTGTCAATAGATTATTTTTCTTTTTATTATTTTTGTTACCATCTATGTATACCAAATCAAGTTGAATACGGTCTTCAGGGACAAACTTACATTCTTCACAGGTATTTTCTTTGTGCTGTAGATGCTTGAATCTACCGTTATACATCGACTTAGCACAATCTTCACAATACTTGTGCCACTTTTGGAATCCATGTTTACTCTTCCCGTTAGGCTTTGCAAGTGAAAACTTACAATGGTTGCAAATAGGTCTTGGCTGAGGATGAGTAAGCATAATGTATTTATAAAGCGAACCTCAAAACTTTTTTCCGCCAATCAAAACTTCAGTTTTTGATAAATACTTAATAAAACTATAGGCGTTTATAATGGCAGCAGAATATTTCAATTCATTAGGTGGTTTTTCAGCAGGGTTACCAGAAGTACCTGTAATAGATGCCAATGGCAATGTAATAACCAATGTCCTTACTAACGGTAACGTATTTGCTAATGTGGTGTATGCTACCTATTACAAATATGCTAATGGTTCTCCATTATCAGTTAGTGCAGCCGGTTCTAATACACAATTACAATTCAATAATAATGGACAGTTTGGTGGCATTCCTAACGTCACTTGGAATGGTAGTAATCTATCTTTAGGAAACATTGCTAATCTTAAAATAACTGGCGGCGACAACGGATACTTTTTACAAACTGATGGTGAAGGTAATCTAACATGGGCAGCCGGTGGTAATGGCGGTGGCAATGGTAGTCCAGGTGGCGCCAATACTCAAGTACAGTTCAACGACAGCGGTAGCTTTGGCGGCGATGCAGGATTTGTTTACAATAAAGACACCAATCTTCTTACAATTGCTAATCTTACAGTTGTTGAAAATCTAACAGCTACAGTTTCAAGTGCTGTTACCGCGGGAACAGTAACAACAGCAGCACAACCTAATATCACTAGCGTCGGTACATTATCGAATCTTAATGTAACAAATACGGTAGCAGCTAATTTGTTTACAGGCTCAGGGGCAAATCTTACAAACTTACCAGCAGCTAATTTAGTAGGGAGTGTTCCACTTGCACAAGCAGTAACTAATGCTGCACAACCAAACATTACAAGTGTCGGTACACTTACATCGCTTACCAGCTCCGGAAACATTGCGGCATCAGGTACGCTAAGTGGGGGAAATGTTTCAGTAAGCGGAGCAGTATCTACTACTAATCTTACCATCTTAGGCAATGCTACTTTTGCAAATACATTTACTGCTAATGCTAATTCAATCGTTAATTTTAGTGTTGCAAGTGATATTAATTTAGGTACTCTAGCAAATATTACTATCACAGGTGGTGTCAATGGATATGTATTAAGCACCGACGGAGCAGGTAATCTATCTTGGACCGCTGGCGGCGGTGGAGGCAATGGCACTCCTGGTGGTAGTAATACTCAGATTCAATACAATGATATCGGCACATTTGGCGGTAGTCCGTTCTTTACATTTAACGAAGCAACTACTACTGTTACGGTAGCAGGCAATCTTGTAGCTAATACTATCATTATGGGATCTGGCGCCTTTAGATTTAGTTATTCAAATGTATATGCCGCTACCACTACAAGCTCATCACCTAATCAGGTTATCTATAGTGTTCCAGCAGAGGATATTGCTGGGATCGATTTTACAGTAATTACTACTGACTCTTTAGGAGGTAGTAGACAAATTAGTAAGCTAACATCAGTGGTGTTAGGTAATTCACTAAGTTATAATGACACTAGCACTATGGCAGTCAATAGTTATCTCAGTGATTTTGTTGTTTCATACGATGCTGGAAATATTATTACACCAGCTCAAATAGTGCTTTCAGTGACGCCTACGACGGCTAATTTACTAACACATAAAATGCAGGTTACGACTTATGAGGAGTGATAACCTAGCGAAAACGATAAATAAAGATACAAGTACCAAGACAAATACGAGCGTCTAACAGAGGAAAAAAGACAATGGCAATTAAAGCATTCAATTCAGTAGCAGGATTTTCAGTTGGTGAAACCCCCGCTAATATTATTTTAGCTAACGGTGATATCACCACTACCAACATCACGACTACTGGGGTAAGTAACCTCAATGCTATAGCAAATGTTAAGATCACCGGCGGTACTTCCGGACAGTCTATCGTAACTGATGGCGCTGGCAATCTCTCGTTTGCGACGATTGACTTTGATACTCTTTCTAATGGCAATAGTAACATCTTTCTATATGCTAATAGTAATATCGCCTTTAGTATGGCAGGCAATAGTAACGTTGTTATCTTCACCGGAACTGGTGCTAACATTAATGGTTATGCAAATATTACTGGTAATGCTACTGTAGGTAATATTGGAACTGCACAACTTCTTGCTACTGCTAATGTTACTGCTCCTCAATTAATTTCGAATACTTCTACCGGGACTGCCCCGTTTGTTGTTTCCTCTACAACTTTAGTTTCGAATCTTAACGCTGACTTGCTTGATGGATTTAATTCTGCTGTTGCTAACACAGCAAATACTGTTGCTGTTCGTAATGCTGATGGTAACATATCGGCTAACTACTTTGTAGGTAACGGGGCTTTCTTAACTGGTATTGATACATCATTAATTGCAAATGGTAATAGTAATGTTTCTGTTGCAGGTAATGGAAACGTTACTGTAAGTGTTGCAGGCAATACAGGTATTGCGGTATTCACTGGTACAGGTGTTAATGTTGCTGGTACATTGAATGCTACTGGCAACGCTAACGTAGCTAATTTAGGTACTGGCGGACTAATCACTGCAACTGGTAACGTTAGTGGTGGTAATCTAACTACAGGTGGTGAGGTCACTGCAACCGGTAACGTTAGCGGTGGTAATCTATCCACAGGTGGTACATTAAGTGTTACGGGTAATGCTAACGTAGGTAATTTAGGTACTGGTGGACTAGTCACTGCAACTGGTAACGTAAGTGGTGGTAATCTAACTACCGGTGGTCAGGTAGTTGCAACTGGAAATGTAATATTAGGTGCAGCAGGCGTCAACCAAATCGTAAATAACTCAAATACTTCTTTAGAAGTTCGCGGTGGATACGGTAATGCTACTAATGCTAATCTAAAACTTATCGCCGGTGACGGTGCTAACACATTAAACTGGGCAGCAATTAGACTACAAGGCAACTTGTCTGGTAATAGTGCAATCATTCACGAATCTGTCCAAACTTATTGGAGACAGCCTACTGAAGCAGCAAACATTATTCTTATTGATACAGTTGCAATCAACTCAACTTCTACATCAACTGGTGCGTTGCAAGTTGGCGGCGGTATCGGCGCTTCCGGCAATGTTAATATTGGCGGCGCACTTGTTGTAACAGGAAACATTGCTAACGCTAACAATATCAGCGCAACAAACACTGTATTTGCTAATGCTGCTAACATTACTGCTAACTTAACAGCAGGTAATGCTAATCTTGGTAACCTAGCAATTGCAAACTTTGTTCAAGCAGGTGAACTACTAAACGGTAACAGCAATATTCGTATTGCAGCAAACGGTAATATTGGTATTTCTTCAACAGGAAATGCTAACGTTATAGTCGTAAGCGGTGTTGGCGCAAATGTAGTTGGTTATGTTCAAGCTAATGGTGCAGGTACATTCGGTTCACTCGTTTCTCCTTCACTCACTTCAAATAGCGGAGCACTTACATTAACTGCTGCTGCTGGCAATGAAAATATTATTCTTGTTCCAACTGGTACAGGTAACGTTGATGTTTCAAGCAGAAACATTGTTCAACTTGCAGATCCAACAAACGCACAAGATGCGGCAACAAAATCATATGTTGACAGTGTTGCAACAGGTCTACAGATTCACCCAGCAGTTCGTGTAACAAGCGGAACAAACTTGAATGCAACCTATGCTAACGGTGGAACTTCTCTAACTACTACTACAATTAGTGGTGGTAAGATTTTCACTTTCAGTGCAGATCACGGATTAAGTGTTGACGATGAAATTTATTGGGACAACTCATTCAACGGAGTCACTGCTGATAACGCATATTTCGTTGAAACTGTTCCAGCAAACAATCAAATTACGGTAAGAGCAACTTATACTGGTGCTGAAGCAACATTTACCAATGGAACTAGCTTATCACAAGCTGCACTTGCTAACCCCGGTGTTGGCGCAACATTGACTAATGCGGGTGCAAACGCAGCACTAACAATTGATAGTGTTGCATTGTCAATGACAAACAGAGTACTTGTTCAAGGTCAGACAAATGGCTTTGAAAACGGTGTCTACACAGTTACTACAGTAGGTAACGGTTCAACTGCTTGGGTAATGACCAGAGCAACAGATGCAGATCAATACGCCCCTAGTGAAGTAAGCAAGTTAGGCTATGGTGACTACTTCTTCATTACTTCAGGTAGTACATTTGCAGGTTCGTCATACGTTCTTACAACTCCAGTTGGAGAAATCACATTCGGTATTACAAACATTGCCTTCTCACAGTTTGCTGCTGCTGGTTCTTACACAGCAGGTAATGGCATCGCAATTAACGGTACTGTTATCAGTGCAAATGTTGATGGTGTAACAACTGATATTGTCGGTGGAAACATTGTTGTTAAGACAAGCGCACAGTTGACAACTCCAAACATCGGAGAAGCAACAGGTACAAGCGTAACCTTATCAGGCAACGTATTAGCAGCTAACATTAATTCAAATGCACTAGTAAGTGCTGCTAATGTTAGCGCAAGTGCTAATATTCTTGCTAACAACATAACTGCTAACAGCAATATCACTGCTAATAATGCTACAATTAACTTAGCATTAGCAGGTAATACTGCTAACTTTAGCGGTAACGTGATTCTTCCTAACTTAACAGTGAATCTACAACTTGCAGGTAATACTGCTAACTTCACCGGCAATCTCTATGCTAACTATGTTCAGGCAGGACCAGGAGCTGCAATTGCTAACTTGACTAACCCAGTCTTTGGTGGTATTGCAAATGCTAATAACTTTGTGCAAGCTTATGTACATAACGAAAGTGCTGGTCCAGCCGCAAGTGCTGATTTTATTGCTTATCCAAACAATGGCGATGACATCAGTGGCTGGATTGATCTTGGTATCACCAGCAACACATTTAATGCTGCTGCTTTCACGGTAACCGAAGAAAACGAAGGTTATCTCTTTATGAGTGCGCCAGATAGTTCTAATACATCAGGTAACTTAGTATTCGCAACTGACAGCACTGGTACTTTCAATAGCATTGAGTTCTTTGTTGATGGTTTTGACAAGACTAAAGCAGAACGCAGTATGTTGATTGATACAGTCGGTGTTACGGTCACCGGTAATCTATCAGGTGCAAACATATCAACTGGCGGAGTACTAAGCGTAACTGGTAATGCTAACGTTGGTACCTTAAATACTTCTACCGCAGTCATTACAACTGGTAACATCACTACTATCAACAGTGGATTGCTGCAAAATGGTAACTCAAACGTTACTATCACTGCAAACGGTAACGTAACGTTGAATGCAGTTGGTGGCGCTAGAGTCATCGCTACATCAGCCGGTGCAAATATCACTGGTACGTTGGGAGTTTCTGCAAATCTATCGGCACTTGGTGTATTGACAGATAATCTGTATTATGCAAACGGCACTCCTTGGGACTTACAAGAAGCAGCCGGTGCAAACACACAAATCCAATTTAACAACGGTACTAACAACAACTTTGGTGCAAGTGCTAACTTCACATTCAACAACTCAACTAATGTATTGACTGTTACAGGTAATGCTAATGTTACTAATCAATTAAATCTTGGAAATGTATCTGTAAATACAGGCATTTCATGGGGTTCAGTAACAACTTCTGCTATTACTGCAAATCAAACAATTGCACAATTCTCAGTGACTGGTGTTACTGGAGTTGAGTTCTTAGTAAAAGCAATTGATTCTACAGGTAGTAAGTATAGTGTAGCTACTGTACAGGCAGTTACTGACGGAACTAATGTTGATTACACAATCTTTGGCGGAGTTAACTTAGGTACGACTACTGGAAGTCTTGCAGTCAATATCAGCGGAAGCAATATTGCACTTCAAGTTACTCCAGCAAGTAGTAACTCTACAGTTTGGACAACGCAGTACAGATTGATATAATCATTACTGACTGTAATAGGAATAGTTAATGAGTATAAAAAAGTTTAATTCGGTACTAGGCTACTCAGTAGGTGATATGTCTGTCATCGATGTTATTGATGCTAACGCAAACGTAACATCAAACGGACTGTCATCTACTGGTAACGTTTCTTTTACTGGTGCAAACGTTTCATTAGGTGCAGTAGCCAATTTACATATTACTGGCGGAGCAAATGGACAAGTACTATCAACTGACGGTTTAGGAAATTTAAGTTTCCAAACACCGGCAGCAGCGTCAGGTGGAAATATCTATGTGTTTACTCGTTCTTCCGGCACTGTCAATATACAAGTCAGTTTAGGTAGTATTACCATAGTAGGGCGGGCTGGAAATATATCCATTCCGATCCAAGCATAAATATAAGAAAGTTAATAGGATAAAAAATGGCAGAATATTTTCCACTGATTGTTGATGCAGCTAACTCTACTATAGATGAATTGCCAGTTGGCGATAACCTAAATCTTGCAAACAGCGGAATTGTTAATGCAGGCAACATTGCTGCAAATAACTTCATTGGTAATCTTGCAAATGGTAACTCAAATGTAAGTATTCCTGCTAATGGCAATGTTAATATCTCAGCAGTTGGTAATGCTAATATTGCAGTTATTACTGGCACTGGTGTTAATGTTGCAGGTACGATTAATTCTACTGGTAACATCACTGCACCTAACTTCATTGGTAACGTACAGGGTAACATTTCAGGTAACATCGTTGTTCCCGGTTCAAATGGCGAAGTAATCTTCAACAATGCAGGTAACGCTGGCGCAAGTAACGCTTTCACATTCAACACTTCTTCTAACGTATTGACTATAGCCGGTAATGTATCTGCTACTAACTTTATTGGTAACGGCGCCGCACTAACTGCACTAACTGGTGGCAATGTAACCGGACAAGTAGGCAACGCACTTGTAGCTGGTACTGTATACACTGCTGCACAACCAAACATCACTTCTGTCGGTACACTAAGTTCACTTGCTGTAACAGGCAACCTATCATCAGGTAATGCTAACTTAGGTAACGCCGCAACTGCTAACTTCTTTATCGGTAGCGGTAACAACTTATCTAACATACAGGGAGCTAATGTTACAGGTGCAGTTGCTACTGCAACAACTGCTGGTACAGTAACAACCGCAGCACAACCAAATATTACTAGTGTTGGAACGTTGACCTCACTTGCTGTAACAGGCAACTTATCATCAGGTAATGCTAACTTAGGAAATGCCGCAACTGCTAACTTCTTTATTGGTAGTGGTAATAACTTATCTAACATACAGGGCGCTAACGTAACCGGTACTGTTGCTACTGCAACAACTGCTGGCACTGTTACAACTGCGGCTCAACCAAACATCACATCAGTAGGTACATTAAGCTCACTTGCGGTCACAGGCAATGCTAGTGCAGGAAACTTAAACACTGCTGGCGCATTGTCAGTAACTGGTAATGCTAACGTTGGAAATATTGGAGCAGCCGCAGGTGTGTTCACAACAGTTGCCGGCACATTAACAACTGCTGCACAACCCAACATTACAAGTACAGGTACATTAACAAGTTTAGCTGTAACTGGTAATATCAGTGCAGGTAATGTAAGCGCAACTACATTCACTGGTGCATTAACAGGTAACGCAACTGGTTCAGCAGCCACAGTAACAACAGCAGCCCAACCAAACATCACTAGCGTCGGTACACTAACATCATTAGGTGTAAGTGGTAATATTACTGCTGCTAATATCACTGCTAACACAGGAGTATTTACAGGTAATGGCTCAGGATTAAGTGCAATCGCTGGCGCTAACGTAACCGGTACTGTAGCAAATGCAACAACCGCAACAACAGCCGGTACTGTAACAACAGCAGCACAACCAAATATCACTTCAGTCGGTACACTAACAGACTTAAACGTAAGCGGTAACGCAATTGTCGGTGGAAACTTAACTGTCAACGGTAATTTAGTATATGTCAATGTTGAGACATTGGCAATTGAAGATCCAATCATTCAACTTCAAACCGGACCAAATGGTGCAGCTCCGGTCGCTAATAGTGGTAAGGACGTAGGTACAGGATTAAACTATTACGATACACAAGCTCGTGTAGCATTTATGGGTTGGGATGTAAGCAATACTGAATTCGGTATGGCTTCTCAAGCAAGTATCACTGACGAAGTAGTAACCTTCACTTCATATGGTAACTTGCGTGTTGGAAATATCATCGGTAACGGTCAAGCTCTAACTGCTCTTGCTGGTGGAAATGTCACTGGTCAAGTTGGCAACGCTCTCGTAGCAGGTACGGTTTATACTAATGCTCAACCGAACATCACTAGCGTTGGTACATTAACTAGTTTAACTGCAACCGGTAACGTATCAGGTGGCAACTTAACAACTGCCGGTGCATTGAGTGTTACAGGTAATGCAAATGTTGGCAATATTGGCGCTACAAACGGCGTATTCACTAACGTATCAGGCAACGGTTCAGCACTAAGTTCAATTACAGGCGCAAACGTAACTGGTGCAGTTGCATTCGCTACAACAGCAAACGCAGTAGCAGGTGCTAACGTATCTGGTCAAGTTGGCAATGCTCTTGTAGCGGGTACGGTATATACCGCAGCACAACCAAATATCACATCTGTTGGCACCCTAACAAGTTTAGGTGTTACTGGTAATATCTCATCAGGTAATGCTAATTTAGGAAATGCCGCAACTGCTAACTTCTTTATCGGTAGTGGTAATAACTTATCTAATATCCAAGGTGCAAATGTAACCGGTGCCGTTGCTACTGCAACAACAGCAGGTACTGTAACAACTGCCGCACAACCAAACATTACATCTGTTGGTACATTAACATCGCTAGCAGTAACAGGTAATCTATCTTCGGGCAATGCTAATCTTGGCAATGCAGCAAGGGCTAACTTCTTTATCGGTGATGGTAGTTTACTAACTAATATTCCAATTGGCACATCACTTTCAAATGGTAACTCAAACGTTAATATTCCTGCTGCTAACGGCAATGTTAATATCTCGGCCGTAGGTAATGCAAATATTGTAGTAGTAACGGGAACGGGCGCAAACGTTGCTGGAACATTGAATGTGACCGGCAATGCTAACGTTGGTAACTTAGGCGCGACTGGTGTAGTAGCAACTACATTAGGTGGCACACTAACAACAGCGGCACAACCAAATATTACATCAGTAAGTACTTCGTTTGCTGGATTGACTTTTGTAGCAAACGCACAAATTACAATGTCAGGCGCTGGATCACAGATTGCCGGCGTTAACTTAGTAAGTGCCAACTCCTTCTCAGGTAATGGGTCATCAATAACTGGAATAAACGCATCTAGTATTGCAAGTGGTACATTATCACAAGCAAGATTAGCAAACTCAAATGTTATCTTGGGTAATACAACTCTTGCACTTGGTACAACGACAACAACTGTAACTGGCTTATCTAGTGTTACATCAACAACATTTGTCGGCGCATTGACTGGCGCAGCAACAACAGCCGGTACTGTAACAACAGCAGCACAACCAAATATTACTTCAGTCGGTACGCTAACTGGACTAACTATTGGTAATGCAACTGCTAATGCGGTATTCGGCAACGGAACAATCACGCTAAACAGCGGATTGATTACTGGCAACGGCGCAGGCCTATCACAACTCGCGGGTGCTAATGTCACCGGTACTGTAGCTAGTGCTACTGCTGCAACTACAGCAGGTACTGTTACAACAGCAGCCCAGCCTAATATCACTTCGGTTGGTACACTAAGCTCACTTGCGGTCACAGGCAACGCAAGTGCAGGTAATTTAAATACTGCTGGTGCAGTAGTAGCAAGTACACTGACTTCAAATGTTACAACTGGCACTGCTCCATTGACAGTAACCTCAACGACTCGTGTAGCTAATTTGAATGTCAATCACGCAAACGTTGCTGATTTTATCAGCGTGGCTGCTGGAACAGGAAATAATTTCCTCATCTTTGCAAATGCGGCTACCGGTAATATTTCTGAACTAACAAGCACTGGTCTAATCGCTAACCTATCAAACAACTCTATTACCGCAACTACATTCGTTGGTGCCCTATCAGGCGCTGCTACAAGTGCAACAACTGCTGGTACTGTCACTACAGCAGCCCAGCCCAACATTACATCGGTTGGCACATTAACATCATTGGGCGTAAGTGGCAATATTACTGCTGCAAATATCACTGCAAACACTGGAGTGTTTACAGGTAATGGTAGTGGTCTAAGTGCAATCGCAGGGGCTAATGTAACCGGTACTGTAGCAAATGCGACATTTGCAACAAGTGCAGGAACTGCCGGTACAGTAACAACTGCTGCTCAGCCAAACATTACATCTGTTGGTACATTAACCGGACTTGGTGTTAACGGAACAATTACCGGTGTTAATATCACTGCTAACACCGGTGTATTCACCGGTAATGCTAATGGCTTAAGCTCAATTGTCGGGGCTAATGTAACTGGTGCAGTCGCATTTGCTACAACAGCAAACGCAGTTGCCGGAGCTAATGTTAGCGGAGCAGTAGCATTTGCTACAACAGCTAACGCAGTGGCAGGCGCCAATGTTTCGGGTCAAGTAGCAAACGCATTAGTAGCGGGGACAGTATATACCGCTGCACAACCTAATATTACATCAGTTGGTACATTAACTTCACTAGGTGTTACAGGAAATGTCGCTGCTGGCAACTTAACTACTACTGGTGTATTGAGTGTAACTGGTACTGGTGTAAGCAGCATTGCTGGCAACCTAGACATGACCAGCAACAATATTATCAATCTTGCAGCTCCGGTTAACTCAACTGATGCTGCTACTAAGCAATATGTTGATGATGTTGCGCAGGGCTTGCATACACACGATAGTTGTAACGCAGCTACACAAACTACATTGGCAACTATCTCAGGTGGTACTGTTACATATAACAATGGTACTAGTGGTGTCGGCGCAACCTTAACTACAACTGGAACATATACCACTATTGACGGTGTTACCCTATCAAACGGAATGCGCATCCTCGTTAAAAACGAAGCAAATACAGCACACAATGGTATCTATGATCGCACTAGCACAACAGTACTAACTCGTTCAACTGATTTTGACACACCCGCAGAAATGGCAGGAGGCGACTTCACATTCATTACTGCTGGAACACTATACGACAACACCGGCTGGGTAATGACTGACCCAGTCACTACTGTTGGTACAACCGCAGTTGTTTGGGTACAGTTCTCTGGTGCTGGTACATTCACTGCTGGTACAGGCTTAACATTAACCGGAAATGAGTTCAGCGTCAACGCATCGCAGACTCAGGTTACTAGTGTTGGTACATTGACCGGTCTTGCAGTTAACGGAAATATTACTGCTGCAAATATCACAGCAAATACCGGTGTATTTACTGGTAATGGTTCGGCACTTACTGCATTGAACGCAAGCAATGTTTCAAGTGGTACACTAGCACAAGCAAGATTGGCAAACTCAAATGTCGTATTAGGTAATACAACTCTTGCACTCGGCACGACTACAACAACTGTAACTGGATTGACAAGTGTTACATCTACTACATTCGTTGGTGCATTGACTGGTGCAGCTACAACCGCAGGGTCAGTAACAACAGCAGCACAGGGCAACATTACATCAGTCGGCACATTAACTGGTCTCGGAGTAAATGGTAACATTACTGCTGCCAATATCACTGCAAATACAGGTGTATTCACTGGTAATGGTAGTGGCTTAAGCGCAATCGCAGGTGCAAACGTCACCGGTACTGTAGCAAATGCGACATTCGCAACTTCAGCAGGTACAGCCGGTACTGTAACAACAGCAGCCCAACCAAACATCACTAGTGTTGGTACATTAACTGGCCTTGGTGTTAACGGGACAATCACTGGTGTTAACATCACTGCTAACTCCGGTGTATTTACTGGTAATGGTAGTGGCTTAAGTGCAATCGCAGGCGCAAACGTTACTGGTGCAGTCGCTTTTGCAACTACAGCTAACGCAGTAGCCGGAGCTAACGTGTCAGGCACAGTAGCAAATGCGACATTCGCAACTTCTGCTGGTTCTGCTACAACAGCCGGCACTGTAACGACAGCAGCCCAACCAAATATTACATCAGTTGGTACATTAACTGGTTTGACATTAGCAGCAAACGCTGATATCACAATGTCAGGTACTGACTCAAACATTAATGGTGTTGCTCTTGTAAATGCTACATTGTTTGCAGGTAGTGGTGCTAACTTAACTACACTAAATGCAAGCAACGTCTCAAGTGGTACTCTTGCTCAAGCAAGACTAGCAAACTCAAACGTAATTCTAGGTAATACAACTCTTGCACTTGGCACCACTACAACAACTGTAACTGGTCTAACTAGCGTAACATCAACAACATTTGTTGGGGCGTTGACCGGCGCTGCAACTACTGCTGGCACAGTTACAACTGCTGCTCAACCCAATATCACATCAGTCGGTACGTTGACCGGTCTAACTGTCGGTAATGCTACAGCTAATGCAGTATTTGGTAATGGAACAATCACACTAAACAGTGGATTGATTACTGGCAATGGTGCAGGTTTATCACAACTTGCGGGGGCTAATGTCACTGGTACTGTAGCTAACGCAACATTCGCAACTTCAGCTGGTACTGCTGGTACTGTAACAACAGCAGCACAGCCGAATATCACCAGCGTTGGTACGCTCACATCATTGGGCGTAACAGGTAATGCAAGTGCAGGTAACTTAAATACTGCTGGCGCAGTGGTAGCAAGTACATTGACTTCAAACATTGCAATCGGTACTGCTCCGCTCACTGTAACATCTACTACTCGTGTTGCAAACTTGAATGTTGCTCAAGCGAATCTTGCTGACTTCATTAGTGTAGCGGCTGGAACTGGAAACAATTTCCTCATCTTTGCGAATGCGGCAACCGGAAATATAGCAGAGCTAACAAGCACAGGCCTCATCGCTAACCTATCAAATAACTCAATTACTGCAACTACATTTGTTGGTGCATTGAGTGGTGCAGCAACAAGTGCTACAACAGCCGGTACTGTAACAACAGCGGCTCAGCCAAACATTACATCAGTAGGTACATTAACCGGTCTTACAGTTGGTAACGCAACTGCTAATGCAGTATTCGGTAACGGAACAATCACTCTCAACTCTGGATTAATTACGGGTAACGGGGCAGGCCTATCACAACTTGCAGGTGCTAATGTCACTGGTACAGTAGCAAATGCGACATTCGCAACTTCTGCTGGTTCTGCTACTACTGCTGGCACAGTAACAACAGCAGCACAGCCTAATATTACATCAGTTGGTACGCTCACATCACTCGGTGTAAGTGGCACTGTTACTGCTTCGGCATTCACCGCAAACACAGGCGTATTCACTGGTAATGGTAGTGGTCTAAGTGCAATTGCGGGTGCTAATGTCACCGGTACTGTAAGTGCTGCAACAACAGCAGGTACCGTAACAACCGCTGCACAACCAAACATTACATCTGTCGGTACATTGACAAGTCTGGCTGTCACTGGAAACACTACCGTAGGCAACTTGATTGGTCCACACGCAAACGGCAACTCAAATGTTAATATTGCTACTGCTAATGGCAACGTTACAATCGCTGCTGTAGGAAACTCAGTCGTAACAGTAACTGGCACAGGCGTCAATGTTAACGGTACACTAAACGCAACTGGCGCTGGACAAATCGGTGGCGATCTTCTAGTATCAGGTAACGCTGTAGTTACTGGCAATCTCGCAATCAACGGTAACTTAACTTACTTGAATGTTGAAACAATTGCAGTTGAAGATCCAATCATTCAGCTTCAAACCGGTGCAAACGGTGCAGCTCCTACTGCTAATAGCGGTAAGGATGTTGGTTCTGCTCTCAACTATTACAATAGTGAAGCCCGTATCGCATTTATGGGCTGGGATGTAAGTAACGCAGAGTTTGGTATGGCTTCAGTAGCAACTATTGCAAGTGAAGTAGTAACATTCACTACTTACGGCAACTTGCGTGTTGGCAACATCATTGGTAATGGTCAAGCACTAACTGCAATTGCCGGTGCTAATGTCACTGGTACAGTTGCAAATGCTACCTTCGCAACTTCAGCAGGTACCGCAGGTACTGTGACAACAAATGCTCAACCGAACATCACGAGTGTTGGTACGCTAACATCACTCGCAGTTACAGGTAATGCTAATGCTGGTAACTTAAATGCTACTACTGCGGTTGTAGCAAGTACACTAACTTCAAATGTTACAACTGGTACTGCCCCTCTAACAGTAACAAGTACGACTCGTGTAAACAACTTAAATGTTGCTTATGCGAATGTTGCCGATTTTATTAGCGTAGCAGCCGGAACAGGAAATAACTTCCTCATCTTTGCAAATGCGGCAACAGGTAACATCACAGAACTAACAAGCACTGGTTTAATTGCTAACCTATCAAATAACTCTATCACTGCGACAACATTTGTTGGTGCATTGAGTGGTGCGGCTACAAGTGCAACTACTGCCGGTACTGTGACTACTGCGGCGCAGCCTAATATTACATCAGTTGGTACATTGACAAGTCTTGCGATTACCGGCAATGCTACCGCAGGCAACATCGGTGTAAATGGCAACATTACTGCTGCAAACATTACTGCAAATACAGGTATCTTTACAGGTAATGGTAGCGGTCTATCTGCAATCGCAGGCGCTAATGTCACTGGTACTGTAGCTAACGCAACATTCGCAACTTCAGCGGGTACTGCGGGTACTGTAACAACTGCTGCACAACCGAATATCACAAGTGTTGGTACACTAACCTCTCTAGCAGTTACCGGCAATGTAACGGCAGGTAACTTAATTGCCGGTGGAGGCTCTGGTGGTAACATTACAGGTGCTAACTTAGTTTCTGCTAACTTCTTTACAGGAACGCTTACTACAGCAGCACAACCAAACATTACTTCAGTTGGTACATTGACATCACTTACTGTATCAGGTAATATCAGTGGTGCAAATGTTATTTCAACTAACAATCATGTATTCAGTGTTGCAACAGCTATTAGTGCTGCTGGTACTGCTCAGGGTAACGCTACTGCAATTACTAAAGACTTTAATGTAGTGTCTACTGTAGCAAGTGGTGCTGGCGTAAGACTTCCTACTGCTATAGCAGGATACAGAATCACGGTAATTAATACTAGTGCTAACGCATTGGCTGTTTACCCTGCTACTAGCGGTATCATCAATAGTGCTGCTGCTAACGCCGCATACTCACAGCCAGCTGGTTCAAGACTTGATTATATTTCAACTACTACAACTCAGTGGTATACACTAAACGCAACTTATGGTTAATATACAAGCGGTGGCGGCATGGCAGTCAGTATAGGTGGTGCAACGGTATCAGGCGGCATTAAGGCAGGAGATCAACCTGTCTATACAGTGTCGGGTACAGGCGCTGAGGGTACAACTGTTGCAATGACAGCACCACCGGGTACAATTTTTGTAGGAGTGCAATTTGCTAGTTACGGTGATCCAACTGGTACAGCCGGTTCATTTGTAATCGGTCCATGTCATTCATCAACTTCAATGTCAGTTGTCAGCACTTATCTATTAGGTCAAAGCGGCACAGTAAATATTCCTGCTACTAATGATGTTTTTGGTGATCCTTGCGTTGGGACAGGTAAAAGATTATATGTACAGGCGGTAGCGGCATGACAGTCAGTATAAGCGGAGCAACTATATCAGGTGGAGTGATATTAGGAGATATCAACAATGTAGTTCCTTATCCACTAGACATATTTGCTTGGGCATCAGGTGCAGGCACAAATGGCTGCACAATAAGTAGAGATGCCGGTACTAGTTTAAGTCCTGCAGGTGGCATACCCATGAAAATGACAGTAACCGGAGCAGATCCTCATATAGGAACATATAATAGTGTTCCGTGGAATTTGGCACCTGCTGCTGTAGGACAAACATGGCGCGCCTCAGTTTATGCAAAGGCGTCAGTTTCTACATCAGCAGGTATTTTTATATTTGGTTGTTTAAGCGACGGTACATATGTAGAAGCACCTGCAGGTGGCGGGAGCGTATCAACCTCTTGGTCATTGATAACTTATACTCATACATTCACAAACCCATCAACTGTATTTGTACAAACCCGTTTGGATGGTGCAGATGATACACCTATTAGTACTGAAATATGGTTTGACCAGTACATGTTATATAGAGTTTCTTAACAGATACTCAAACCTAATTTTGTATTATAATCATGCCTCTATAAAATGATAAGTACACTGTGATTAATGTATTCTTATTAGACTATTACACTCGTCTCCGCGAGTGGTTCAAATTAAAAGAAAACTTAGTTGACCAAGACTTATCTACTATCTGTATAGAAGTAGATAGGTTTTGGCAACGAGTACCCATCAGCAATCATTATCTGCACCCAGATGATATTGAGGATTGGCCCAACCCTTGGGAACTCATCAACTATAACAACTATTGTTATTATGCTAGAGCATTAGGAATGGTATACACACTGTTGCTATTGGGCGTAAAAGAGCTTGACTTTGTGGAAGCTTTAGACGATAATAAGGAACATGCTGTATTAGTCTTGGTAGATAACGCAAAATATGTATTGAATTACTGGCCCGAGTCGGTGTTAAATATCAATCTATCAAGCTTCACAGTCGTAAAGCATATCAATATAAGTTCATTAAAACAGAAAATAGGCGAAGAATGATTAATGTAAGAAAGCGATCGGGTAACATAGAGCCACTTGCCCTGGAAAAGTGGCAGCAGCAGATTACAAAGGTGTGCAATGGCACGGCTGATGTAAGTCAATCTATGATAGAAATCAAAGCACATCCACAATTTTATGATGGTATTACTACACGAGAGATTGACGAAATCACTCTTAGAGCTATTGTGGATTTGATTGATGTAGAATCAAACCCTGATGTTGGACATGTTAATTATCAATATGTCGCAGGCAGACAACGCCTATCTATGCTTCGTAAAGATGTATATGGAGACTTTAACCCGCCTTCATTGTATGAAATCGTTAAGACTAATGTAGCAACAGGCCTATATACTAATGAACTTTTAGAATGGTATTCCGAAGACGATTGGAACAAGATGAATGACTTCATCGACCATGAAAAGGATGAGGAATACTCATACGCAGCAATCGAACAGATGATTGAAAAATATCTTGTTCGCAATAGAGCAACGAAAGAAATCTATGAGACTCCACAAGTTCGTTATCTAATTGCAGCCGCAACTATCTTCCATAGTGAAGGTCCATCTACACGACTTAAGCTTGTTAAAGAATATTACAATGCAGCTAGTGACGGGTTGTTTACTCTTGCTACTCCTGTGCTTGCTGGTCTTGGTACTCCAACAAAGCAGTTTAGTAGCTGCGTACTTATTCGTAGCGACGATGATTTAGATTCAATCTTTGCTTCTGGAGAAATGATGGCTAAGTATGCTAGCAAACGAGCTGGCATTGGCTTAGAAATCGGCAGGCTTCGCTCCCTCGGTTCGCCTATTCGAGGGGGCGAAATCATGCATACTGGTATGATTCCGTTCCTGAAGAAGTGGTTCGGTGACTTGCGTTCTTGCTCACAAGGCGGAATTCGCAATGCATCGGCTACTGTGTTCTATCCTATCTGGCACCTTCAGTTTGATGACTTGATTGTTCTCAAGAACAATCAAGGTACTGAGGAAACTCGTGTTCGTCACATGGACTATGGTGTAGTTCTCAGCGCATTCTTTTGGAAGCGTTTCAAGAACAAAGAGAATATCACATTCTTTGACCCAAATGAAGTGCCTGATCTTTATGAAGCATTCTATCAGAATACTAAGCGATTTGAAGAACTTTATGTGAAGTATGAAAAGCGTAAGGATTTGCGTAAGAAGGTAATGAGTGCTGAGGAAGTCTTTAAGGGAGGCATTCTCAAGGAACGCACTGACACTGGTAGAATATATCTAGTGTTCATTGACAATGTTATGAATCAGGGACCATTCGACCCTGAGTATCATACAATTTATCAATCAAACCTCTGTGTCGAGATCCTTCTTCCCACAAAGTCATTCAAGCGTCTAGATGATCCGGCAGGACGAATTGCACTTTGTACCCTCGGGAGTATGAATTGGGGTGCATTTAGAAACCCAGAAGACATGCGTAGAGCATGTCGTATTCTATTGCGTAGCTTGAACAACATTCTTGACTATCAGGACTTCTTGTCGATTCAGTCTAAGTTATCAAACGATGAGATTAGACCAATCGGTATCGGCGTTACTAATCTTGCATACTGGCATGCCAAGCGTGGATACAAGTATGGCGAAGCAGAAGCACTACAAGATGTAAAGAGTTGGGCAGAACATCAAACATATTATTTGATGGAAGCAAATGTTGAACTCGCTAAAGAGCGTGGTAAGTGCTTAGACAGTGATAAGACTCGTTATGGTAACGGAATCTTCTCTTGGGAGCTTCGCTCAAATGGATCTAACGAACTAGCTGACTTTACTCCTGAACTTGAATGGGAAACGCTTCGTGCGGACATGGTAGAGTACGGGGTGCGTAATGCTACAGTTGGCGCAATCGCTCCAGTAGAATCAAGTTCAGTAGTTATCAATTCTACTAACGGAATTGCAATGCCAATGAGTTTGATTTCTGTAAAGGAATCAAAAGCAGGGTCGTTCATTCAGGTTGTCCCAGAATATCAGAAACTAAAGAACAAGTATCAACTTATGTGGGACCAAACAGATTGTGTAGGTTACCTCAAGACCTCTGCTGTTCTTGCTGCTTACATGGACCAGTCAATTAGTACTGATACTTTCTATAACCCTGCTCACTTCCCTGATCGTAAAGTTCCGACTACTCTTATCGCAAAGAACTTGATGCTTGCTCATAAGTGGGGAATTAAGACTCTCTATTATAGCTTGATTAACAAGAAGGGTTCTAAAGAAGAGGAAGATGAAGCGCCATTAGAAGTTATAGACTTCTTTGAAGACGATGGTGATTGTGAAAGTTGTAAGTTATAATGTTAGAAACAATTTGCGATATTTTAAAGGATGCCTATGCTCGTAACTGGATTACTAGCCGCGACGGCAATATCAGTATTCGTCATCATGATAGAGACCACTTCTATATCACTCCTAGTGGTGTAAGAAAGCAAACACTACAGCCCGATCAATTCAAAAAGATTGGGCTAATAGATACCGGTACTGAAACAATTTGCAAGATTCTACCATACACTGCTATCTCTAGTGAGTTACAGCCAAGCGGCGAATTGCCATTGCACTTCGGCTTGCTCAAAGCATTGGGCCAGCATAATGATGATATTCGTGTTGTAGTGCATGTGCATCCTACATACTGTGTTGCTGCAATGCACGCCGGTATTAACTTGAATGAGTTAGTGACACATTTCCCTGAACTAGGCAGGTACACTAGAGTTGCTCCTAATGTAGGCGATGTTCCGCCTATCAGTGAAGAACTTGCTACACAGTGTCATAAGAACTTAGGTCTTGACAGTGAAGGCAACATTGCTTACGACATTGTAGGAATTAAAGGGCACGGAGTAGTTGCAATTGATACTACACCTTGGCGAGCATATGAACACATTGAGCGCCTAGAACATATTTGTAAAATCGTATTAGCATCGGGGAATTATTAATGAGCAAAAGTCAATATAATCTAGCAACAAAAACAGACTACCTTAATCGCAAGATGTTTCTTGACCCTGCAGGACCTGTAACTATTCAGCGTTTTGAAGAAGTCAAGTACCAGAAGCTACAGAAGATTGAACAATCGGCTCGTGGATTCTTTTGGGTTCCAGAAGAAGTCAATCTTTCTAAAGACGCAAATGATATGAAGGATGCTAGCGAAGCCGTTGCGCATATCTTTACTAGTAATGTTCTTAGACAGACTGCGCTTGACAGCTTGCAAGGTAGAGCACCGGCACAGGTCTTTACTCCTGTTTGCTCTATCCCCGAACTTGAAGCCATCATGAGCAACTGGAGTTTCTTTGAAACAAACATCCACTCTCGTTCATACAGCCACATCATTCGCAACATCTACAATGTTCCTAAAGAAGTGTTTAACACGATTCATGATACTCAGGAAATCATTGATATGGCATCAAGTGTCGGTGAGTATTATGATAAGCTACATGCTCTTAATTGTAAGAAAGAACTTGGAATAGCTGTAGCCGAACAAGAACATATCAATGCGATTTGGCTAGCTCTACACGCAAGCTACGCACTTGAAGCATTCCGCTTTATGGTATCATTTGCTACAAGTCTCGCAATGGTCGAAAACAAGATGTTTATGGGCAATGGTAACATCATCAGCTTGATTCTACAGGACGAACTCTTGCACAAAGAGTGGACTGCGTGGATGATTAATCAGGTTATCAAAGAAGACCCTCGTTTTGCTAAGGCAAAGGTTGATTGCGAAGTAGAAGTTCGTAAGATTTACGAAGATGTAATTCGTGAAGAAAAAGAGTGGGCAGCGTATCTCTTTAAGAAGGGTCCAGTCATCGGTCTCAATGAAAAGATTATGATGGATTTTGTTGACTACAACTCAGTAGACGCTCTTAAGCAGATTGGCATTAAGTATTGGAATCCAGCTCCGAAGACTACTCCTATTCCTTGGTTCAACAAGCATATGGATACTAGCAAGAAGCAGACTGCACTTCAAGAATCAGAATCAACATCATATGTAATCGGAGTGATGAGCGATTCACTAGATTACGATGAACTACCGAATTTATAAGGAGAAAAAGAATGAAAGCAATTGTGTGGTCAAAGGATCACTGCCCCTATTGTGTACAGGCAAAGACACTTCTAGAACAGAAGGGTATTGAATACGAAGAAAAGAAGATTGGTGAAGGGTATACTAAGGAAAACTTGCTAGAAGCAGTACCAAATGCCCGCACTGTACCACAGATTTTCCTCGACGGAGAACTCGTCGGTGGATTTACAGAACTTCGTGCTAAGTTTTTAGCAGAAGCAGCATAAGAAAGAACAAAGATGACTATTAAAATTGGAGAAACCTATACATTCAAGCTTACGAGCGGTGAAGAAGTTGTAGGAAAAGTTACTGAAATTGAAAACCATATGGTATCGTTAAAAGACCCAGTATCAGTTGCCCCCGGTCCTCAGGGATTGGGATTGATGCAGAGTATGTTTACCGCAGATCCGAAGGATCCTGCGAGATTAAATATTAATAATGTAACTATCTATGCGTTAACCGACGATTCTGTGAAAGCTAAATACATAGAAGCAACTACTGGTTTAGTTGTTCCGGATAAGAAGTTAATTTTAGGATAACCAATGAAGCTGAATCCAAAAAAGAAAATCGCAGATAGTATCAACAAAGTAGGAAATCTTATTCCTAAGGCTAAAAGTGTATTTGCAGGCGGGGCACCTGTACCTTTAAATATTGGATCATTAATTTCAAAAGCGGGTGTTGCTAAACTTAAAAACACTTTGCCCCCGTTTGTTAATCCTACGGTATTGATTGAGGGAGCTCCTATGCTGGGACTTCCCTCAATCCCTTCTGTATCAGATTTAAAAGGCAGATTACCTAAATTACCTAAGATTGATTTTTAATAGATGGCTGACACAGGAAAAAATAGTCCATTAGGAGTAAATGTAACCGGAGATTACATGAATAATACTGGATTCAACATTAATCCAGTTGCACAATCCTATATGGGTACGAGTAAGAAAAATGACTCATATAGTTTTGGATCTTGTGTTAGTGGAACATGCTTACGATTATTAACTTGGGCAATCAACGATGCCTATACTAGAGGAGTAGTTCTAAAAACTACTGCCGGATCAAGTGTATATGATAACCTTATTTCGATAGGATCTTCAACTATTCCTGGATTAGGCAATAGTTGTCCTCCCACATATATTCCTCTTGATCCCGCAAATGTTTGGGCAAGACCCACTACCTCATCTACTGCCCCATCACTTGCAGAACAATTCGGAAGACAATCAGGCTATTCTAGTGCATTGCCGGGACCAGCTACATCTGGGTATGGTAACTATGATGGTTCATATGGTGACCCTTTGCAAGGATATGGGGTAACGGATCAAAAAGAAAGTGCTACTTGGTATCCATATAATATGGTAAATCCCAATCATAGCATCACGCAATGGGGATGGATTCGTAATCATGCTCTACAAGCTTGGAATGAATTCAATTGGAACGGTATTGTAGTTGATTCTAGTGATGCTACTCTACCCTCATATCTACAAGGATATCAGGTACCTGACTATAGTGAGTTTTTAGCAAGTGTTACTGTAGGTCAAAGCTATATCAGTCAAACTAATCAGTCAATATTAGCTACTGCAAATGCAAACACCTTCTTAGATGGCACATATAGTAATATGAATGATCTTATTAGTGGTGACATAACAGGAGTTAGTTTATCTACTACTAATTTAGGAACTGATTTAGAGAATCTAGGTATGGCATTAGACCTGTCACATATAGATTCTTTTGGATTACCATCAAATCTGTTACGCACATTAGGGGCACAAGGTGCAATCTCACAAGATTTGAGTCTTGTCCTATTAGCATCAGGCTTATCAAGTACTGATATTTCAGAAATCGCCGAAGGCGTTATATTAAATCCTACGCAAGAACAAGAACGCCAAATATACGGCGCTTTCTTGATGATGACCGGCGAAAATTTAAATGCAATCATTTCTCCTATTCAGTGTAGAACTCAAGGATTGCAAACCTTAGCAGACTTGCTAGATGTACAGAAAATGTTTCCGAACAGTTTCACTACACTAACAGTCCCGATGTACAATGCTGACGCCGGACCTACAAACAGTAAAACTTATTATTTGTTATATACGAGTGGCTCGGTCAATCCTGCATTAAGTTCTCCTGCAATGAAAGAGTATGTAGGAACTCTTGTACCTAGTGGTGCTCCTCCTATATTTGAAACAAGTACTTCTCCAAAAAATTATAGAGATATTCCACAAGGATTTGATTCATACCTGAATAGCATATTGCCGCCTAGTCAAGCTATTGCAGCAGGCGCATTGTCATTTACTCTTCGGCAAATTAGAAATATTGAAAATTTTGATATTATGCAGTTTGCTAAAGTGGTCAAGGGTATTGAAAATGTTTCTAACTTACCTTTAGTTGCCGGTACAAGTAAACCGACTAATCAACAAATGATAGACCAAAGTATAGCAAAAGGTTCGTTAGGCACTGGTCCATATGGTAGTTATACTATGAGTGATTTGTTTGGATGCATGTCAGGTCTGCCTTATCCTTGGAAATTGATTAAGGATAGAACTAATCAGTTAGAAACACCCAAATTGTATAATATCTACAATCAGTTATTCTTAGCAGTAACTTGGGAAGCAGCAACAGTTTCAGTGCAATATACCACTTACACTGGCCCGGGCCCAGCATTTGATACTTTCTATAAGATTACCGGTGTAACTCTTACTGAAAACGGAGGCGGCTATGGTAGAGGCGGCGCAGCAGCACCTGTTATTACTATCGCAGGCGGAAGTGGAGCAACCGCTGTTGCTACTATAGGAACTGATGACTCACTCGCAGGATCAAATGGCACTGGTTCATTCGGTAGAGTAACATCAGTTACATTGACCAGTTCCGGTACCGACACTACTACTCCGCCTACCGTAACTATACAATATCCTCCTACTGCTGGATTACCGATAACATCGTCAGGGGCTATTGCGACAGGCGGCACCAATACCTCAGCTGGAACGACCGGCTGGTCACAACCTATGAATCAAGTCACGCAAGCCTATATAGGTCAAGCAAACGAAGAAATCGCTGCGATACTTCAAAATAATCCTACAATTGCAAATTATCTTAACATATATTGGAATACGATGGGCACTCAGTTGGCGGTTGAGCAACGAGCAAGGTATAAAGCATTTAGTCCCGTTGCAGTGCCTAAGGACTTGTTTGGTGTACCTTATCCTAGTGTGTTGTTGAACTTAATAGATTATATTCCGCAACTTGCACAGGATACTAGACCTCACATGTCAGCGCAATTTCTAGAAGCTATTAGTAATTTGGGAACTGTAGGCGGTCAAAGCACTATTGCTATGATGAGACAGGAAAGAAATCAAGCACGACTTCAATTATTGGGCATCGATCAAGATAATGATATTCCTGATACATTAACTGACAACGAAGCAAAGCAATTAACTACTAATGGCACGGTCCCACTAGCAAGAGCAGGTACTGGAATTGCAAGCACTGGAATTGCAAGCACTGGTCTTGGTAGCGAAGCTGACGAATATACTTTACCCGCGTGGCATTCTACAGCAGTTCCTAGCAATGAGGCAATAGACCCTAACACTGAAAGTGATGTGCCAAACATAGCAGATGTCATAACTCCTACTCCTAGTGGAATTTTCGTTTCTCCTCAAATAGCCAATAATCCTAACCTTAATCAGAATGGCAGCCCCAATAACAATTTTGATCCGAATCAATTTGGAATTCCCGGATTCCAAATCAAACCTAGCACTGCACCCGGAGACATAACGCCTATTATCGAAGGGCAACCTATCCCTGTAGTAGCACCATTAGTTCCGGTTGGACCTACAGTGGAAACCGGACCACTCAATTATCCGATAATCATTCAACCGGCGGCAGATTTTGATCCAAACAATTTACCACCTAACCTAGACCCAAGATACACTAACAGTACATTGTTACCTGCTGTACCTTCGGTACAAGAAGCAATTGATCGGGTAATTGAATGCAATTGCGATTGCTGGATCAGTTAAAAAATTATTGACAGCAGCAAAAATCTACTATATAATAGTATCAATAAAGGAATACAATGTCATATTTATTTACTAGTGAATCAGTGTCGGAAGGACACCCTGATAAAGTAGCTGATGCTATCAGCGATAGCGTTTTAGACTTATTAATGAGCGCCCAAGATCCAACATACCGATGTGCATGTGAAACATTAGTTACTACTAATCAGGTTGTTGTTGCAGGAGAATATAAGGGTGAATTAGATTCACTAGATGTTGACTATCTTGTGCGAAAAGTTATTAAAACTATTGGGTATGAGCAAGAAGGCTTTCATTGGCAAGATGTTAAGATCGCTAATTTAATGCACGGACAAAGCCCTGATATTGCTTTGGGAACTGATAATTTTGGTGCCGGAGATCAAGGATTGATGTTTGGTTATGCATGTAACGAAACTGATAATCACATGCCTTCAGCACTCTATTACAGTCACAAAATTGTCGAAGCACTGTCAATTGTTCGCAAAACAGGAGAAGCTCCTTGGCTTGGTCCTGACTCAAAAAGTCAAGTTACTGTAGAATATAACGATGACAACACCGTTAAAAGAATTGATAAGATTGTTTGCTCAACTCAACATAGCCCTGATATCGAAATTAATGAATTGCGTGGATCAATTGAAACCTTTATCAGAGAGTTACTTCCAAAAGACCTAATTGATAAAGACACTAAATTCTTAATTAATCCTACAGGTAGATTTGTTATCGGTGGACCTGACGGAGATACTGGATTAACTGGTCGTAAGATCATTGTTGACACATACGGCGGGTCTGCACCGCATGGCGGTGGCGCATTCTCTGGAAAAGATCCAACTAAGGTAGACCGCTCATCAGCTTATATGGCTCGTTATCTAGCAAAGAATATAGTTGCTAGTGGCAAAGCAGACTGGGCTACGGTACAGCTAAGCTATGCTATCGGTCTCGAACAACCAATGTCAGTGTATGTTGAAAGTGATAGAGACAGCAGAGAACTCACTGATTGGGTTATCAAGAATGTTGATTTAACTCCTAAGGGAATTATTGAACGCTTCGATCTGTTCAGACCAATCTACACTTCTACTACTAACTACGGTCACTTTGGTAAAGACTATCTGCCATGGGAAAAAATCAACCTTTTTGAAAAAAACGGTTGACAAAGGCTACCCATTTTGCTATAACTAATATATAGCAAGAGCGAGGAGCTTCTCATGTTTCAGGTTGGTGATCTTATCGAAGGTTTTGAGTACACCGCAGCCGGCGACGAAGTTAAGGTCGTTGGAACATATGTCTGCACTACTGATGACCCTGAGGAAATGATTCAGGATATCATCATTAAGACCGAAGATGGTCGCACTGTGTACATTGATGAGCAGGTTGCTCGTCCTCACACTCCCGAAGTGCAGTGGGCCCTCGCTAAAGTCATGAACGGCTTTGCCGACCTCACCAACGAAAAGTTTCACACTTTCGCTGTAAAGAAGAACGGCGAGGTCGTTGGTGAACTTGTTTGGAAGTATCGCCCTAAGAATGCTGGCGGCTACGCTTGGCAGGGCAAGTTGTTCAAGAGCAAGAAGCATTTCGGTATGGATGTTTCGTTCTTTGATAAGAATAAGCAGAATGTTCTCAAATGGTTTAAGGAGTACAAATAATGGTTAAGGCTTGGTTGATTGTTTTTCTATTTTCGTATCATACAGATAATGTAAATAACGATGATAATTTTTTGGGTAAGGTAGAAATCCCATATACATCAATGGACGCATGTTCTACCGCAAAAGCTAATCTTACTATGGAAGGTGAAAATATTCGCTACCGCTTCGTATGCGTCACTGACGATCATTTTACCGGAAAAAAGCAAGACTTTGGTGTTTCTCTAGACTAAGTATGTAGAACCTTTTATTTAGGAAACAAGAAATAGTGCTAGAACCTAACACCGAAATGCGGCTGCGAGATATGTCCCGAAGATTGATTGTTCTTATGGAGCAAGTAAAGAACGGGGAGTTAGTAGACACTGCATTATTAGAAAAGCTTAATGAAATATCAGAATTTGTTTTCTTAAAATATCAAGCTGACCAATCAATTACCGACGAAGAACTAGAATTGATGACTGATTTAATATGTCTGCTTGAAATGCGCACCACATTACTTTATAAAAATCCTCCAAACTCTTAATTTTTCGGTTGACTCTTACCCAAAAATAGTGTAGTGTTAATTATAAGCTGAGAAAACGGAGATACAATATGTTGGTCAAGGTTATTCATTTTGATGCTACTACGAGTGCAATGGACACTGTTGCGCTTGTGAATGTGCCCGCGCACCAGCTGGGATTCAAAGAAGCTGAACTGGATGCATGTGAGTATGCATTTGCTCGTACTCAAAACATTTTTGGTTCGTGGAGCATGGGTTCGACTTTCGAAAGTGGCGAACATAACGAAGATTTCAGCGAAAATGTTGAAGTTGTTATGCCGCTCATGACCGTCGGCGGTCGCAAGTATGGTCATCGTTCTTCAATGGTCGGCGACCTGTTTGTTGTTAACCGCAATATCTATGTATGTAAAGGCATTGGGTTTGAACTCTACGAAAAAGAACTTGTCTGACGATTTATCAAAAACTTTCGATCAGCTTAAGCGTGAGCAAGAGCAAGATCCACTATGGCAAAAAAATAATCTTGAGTACGATTTAAGAAATACTCAATGGGTTATAGATAAAGCTAAAGCCAATCAAGTTTACGCACAGAATATTTACGCCGCTATATGCAACAACCAGTTTATCAGATTAGATGTTTGGCAGCTTTTGAAAGAAGAATATTGGACTGCTAGCTGGAGAGATGCCGGCGGCATCGTCGCTGATATATTAGGCGAGGGTGATTATATAGATTGGTATTGTTCAGGATCCGGCGGCCCATTAGGAGGCATGACTGTGCAAGGTTATCTGCCAGAAGGGGTAGTGTCAGACGAAATAGAAGACGATTTCTTACAATTAGGTTGGAAAATCGTACCTTACGATGACTAAATAGTTATAGGAGATATAGCATGAACTTGAATCGTTTGGGCGCAGGAAGAAAATTAATTCAAAAAGTAATTGACCACGGTAATGTAAAAAATATGCGCTGGACTAAACAACAGCAGCAAGATGCCCTTAACACTCAAAAAAATCCGCACAGCGTTAAATCAAGACTAGATAAATGAGCGACGACCGCAGCAAGAAAGCTAAGCGCCTACATCACACTGCAAATGTAATTAAAAAGCAAATGCGTATCGCTAAAGCGTTTGGCTTGACTCATCTGCTAAAGCAGCCGCATAGGCTTGCAAAGCACCATGCACTAGACTGTGGCAATCCTAAGTGCCAAGTGTGTCATTCAGAAAAGGTTTTCAATAAGCCTACTTTTCAAGAGAAAAAGTTTATCCAAGGTCACAAAACGGATAGCCAAAACTCTTGACAACCCCCTAAATATCTGCTATAACTTAATCTTCGTAAACGCTAAGGAGACCTATGTATGGTTAAAATAATTGTTGCCTTTATTTCACTTTTTCTCATTTTCTTTTTTGGGATTGACATTTTTCGGAAAATGACCGGAAAAGAAAAAATTAGCTTGACAAAGTGGTTAGGCTATAGTACATTGTGTTCGTTGCTAGCGATTGTTGCTGCAACATTAATCGTTCTAATCTTTTAAGGAAGTAAATTAAAATGAATCGTATTGCTAAGATTGCCGTTCTCGCTGGTTTGATGGCCACGACTGCTGCGTGTACTCGTATTGAAACAGGTGAAGTCGGCGTCCGACGCTCGTTCGACAAGACTATTGAAACCACTGAACTACAGCCTGGTTCTATCAATCAGACATTGTTCGGTGAAGTTCTTACTTTCCCGACCAAAGATGTTCAGGTTGATATTGCTGACTTGACTCCGCTTGCTAGCGACAACTCAACTGTTGCTGACTTTGATATGGCAGTTATCTATTCGATCAACCCAACTAGTGCTGCTGAAATCTATGTAGAAAAGAATCGCGGTTTCCATGCTGATACCGAAGAAGGCGATACTCTTTTGATGTATAACTACATTCGTCAATTGGGTCGTAATGCTGCATATAAGGTTGCTCGTAAGTACGAGTCGTTGAAGATGGCAGACAATCGTGCTGAAATTGAGCAGCTTGTTCGTCAGGAAATCGTCGCCAGTCTCGCTGCTGAAAAGCTAGATGGTGCGATTTCGATCTCACAGGTTCTTGTTCGTCAGGTTAAGCCTGCTGCGAATATCGTAGCATCAGCTAACCTTTTGGTTGAAGCACAAAATGCTGAAAAGCAGAAGCAGGTAGAAGTTCGTACTGCAAAGCTTGAAGCCGAGCGTATTGCTGCTCTTAATGCTAACGCTGGAGCAACGAAGTACATGGAAGCAACTGCTCTCGTGACTATCGCCGAAGCAGTCAAGGAAGGTAAGGTTTCTACCATTATCGTTCCTTATGACTTCAAGGGTATCGTTAACGTTAAATAATACACAAAACAGCTTAATGGAATAGCAGGCTAAGTCCTGCTATTCCTATGGTTAGCTTACTCATTTCAGCTAAATACAATATAATAAGGGCTGGAAATGTCAATACTAATTTTGTCAAAAAAGGACGAGAGCGAATATGAAAATCGTCGTCTCGTAACAAGTCTTTCTGACTTAGGCATTCCTGCAACCATTTACCATCCAGATAACTTTGATGTTATTGTAGGAAAAGGCACCGGTCATGGTGTCAAATACAATGGACAAGAGTTTGACATGCCAAAGCTCGTACTAACAAGAACGGGTTCCGGCACGACTGAATTCATCACCGCAATAGTTAGACAATTTGAAGAAGAAAGCATACGCTGCATCAATTCCTCACTTAGCGTAGAAATTGCAAAGGATAAAATGCGGTCTCATCAGCTACTAGCTAGTCATGGACTACCTATTCCAAATACTATGCTGGTGCGTTTCCCTGTAGAGGTAGATATTGTTGACAACATGATAGGATGGCCCTGTGTTGTTAAAGTTATCAGTGGTAGCTATGGCGAAGGTATCTATCTATGCGAGAACAAAACATCATTTAAGAAGATGATGGAGTTCGTTGGTAATTTGGATACGCCAAAGCTTCTACTAGTTCAAGAATACATTGATGCTAAGCCCGGAGAAGACTTACGAGTGTTTGTAGTAGGTGGAAAAGTTATCGGTGCTATGAAAAGACATGCACCTGAAGGCGACTTTAGAGCTAACATATCAGCAGGCGGACGAGGCGAACCATTTGAAGTCAACAGTGAAATTGATTATCTAGCTAGAGAAGCTGCTAGAATCTGCGGGTTAGACATAGCCGGTATCGACTTGCTCTTTGACAAAGATGGCTACAAGATATGCGAAGCTAATTCTGCCCCAGGTTTCGAAGGTTTTGAAAAATACTGTCAAGTAGATGTTGCAGGACAGATTGCAGAGTACATCAAATATAAAATAGGTATGATTTGATATTAAATAGATCATGAGTTATTTGACCGAAATGATCACTAACTTTGGGCAAGTTATCGAATTCGATTTCCCTCATTGGGACACACTCCGCGCTCAAAGTATATTAGACAAACACCCGGGTTGGGTAAAATACCAGCCTCATAAACCAAACAACAGATATGGACTTAGCGTGACTAGCTTAGACGGTAGATTCTCTGGAGAACCTGACCTATATAGTCTGCGTGACTGGAACCAAATGCACGGAACCAATTATTGGGAAGCTGACTTCAAAGTGAGAACTAATGTTGTTGAATTCATTCCCGAACTAAATCCATTCTTAGATTTTTTCGGGAACAATTTAGGTAGAGTACACTTCTTAAAACTAAACGCAGGTGGATTTTTTCCTCCGCATAGGGATAACGGTGCAATAATCGATAGTCCTACTTTTAGAATACTAGTGCCTATCAATAATTTTGGCAAGAATCAAATGAAGTGGATTCAGGAAGAAGAAGTGTTACCATTAGAAACTGGTAGGACATACTTTATCAATACCACTAGACCACATAGTCTTTTTAGTTTTACTGATGATTGCACCATGCTAGTATTAAATATAATAGCATCTAATGATATCTTAGACAAGTTAGTACGCCGTGTCATTCCAATTTGAGCCATTTAGAAATCGCTGGCTAACTTTTACAGATATATTAGATCCCTTTGCTGAGTGCATAACATACACTGTTGATTTGGATGCAGATTTTTTTGCATCACTAAAGTTAGACCGTGAAAGTACATCATGGTACCGAAGTAGTGCTGCTAAAGCCGCCGCAGCCCAACTAAGCGATAACCCAGTATTATGTCTTAGCGGAGGCATTGATAGCCAAGCAATGATTCAGTGTTGGCAAGAAGCAGGGTTAAAATTTGATGTTGCTATTATGGAGTTCGAAAACAATCTTAATCAACATGATGTTTCTGTTGCACTAGAGTATTGCCATAAAAACAGTATTGAACCGATAATTTTGAAGCTAAATGTCATTCAATTTCTTACTAGAGATTGTATTGAAATTGGAACAAAGTACAAATGCACGAGCCCTCATTTCATTACACACTACAAAATGTTTGATATGCTACGAAATTTAGGATATACGGGTATATGCTGCGGCGGAACTGCATTTGCTAGAAATCATTCTGAATGGGGACCGGTTCCTAGCGCAGCACAATCGAACTATATTGAATATAGTAACCAAAATCAATTTCCTGTAATTGGTAATTTTTTAGGATATGATCCTGCTCTTTGTTGGTCAATAGCGTTACTAACTCCAGAACATGATGTAGAATGGAATACTAGATATCCCAGAATAATGGATGATACTAATGCTATTAGGTATGCCGGTAAAGTCGCAGGGTACAGTAATCATGGATTTGATATAATTCCGCAAGACAACAAGTACACCGGGTTTGAGTTGATAAAAGATTATTTTGCAGAGAAGTTTAATGATGGTTGGGCATTTGAAAAGATGTTTAGGGTACCCCTACAAAAGAAATTTGGAACAGCTTGCGGCGTATTAGTTTTAACTGAGAATCAATCTAGTGCGATAGATAAGTTATATAGTGAAAGTTCTAGTTCTAGCAGATAAGCCGCGCCCCGGATTTCCGTGCAAGTGATAATCAGAAAAAACCGTATCAGTTTGGTAGCTACCAACGACCCAATGATCAGGGGATATATTTGGATACATTGCATACTCTACCCCAATCAGACTGTTATCATTGATGGGACTTATGCTAGTAGCCAAAATCTTAATTACGCCTTCTTCTCTGCAATCACTCCACTTTTTTACAATTTCGTATTCTCTATCATGTTCAATTCGGCATAGGTCAGGCGTGGACCATATAGGAAACTCTCCTCTTGATGCATCACTTATTCCTTTTGGTCTGTTATAATTAGGATCGGTTGTTAATCCATGATTCACATACCTGTACCAACTTGTGTTTTTCCAAATCTTATTATCTATATCATCATTTGGTATAAATGGATAGCCGTGCATACATAGGATATCAAGTTTAATTTCTTTAATAGTAAGCTGAATTGGTTTCTCAACCGCAAAATGTAAATTTTTTGGCCAAAGTTCAGAATAAAATTTTCTTGCGGTCATTCCGTCATTTATTATGGTTTTTTCTTTTTGACGAAGTAACTCACGCTTACCGTTTAGATATATTACTTGGATATCAGGATATTTCTTGCATATAGTTTCGGCTAATAGTACTGATCTTTGGAATACTCCGTTATTACCGTTAACAAATACTATGTCACACTCTGGCATGGTTTCGTCAATTGGATCCGCCCATTCGTTGTCGCATAAATTTAGATCGCTTATAACATGTGCTTTAATCATACTTGAATATTTATCTGGACTAAATACTCATATACTATATTTGGAGACTTATACCCATGTCCGTAATTGTTACATTTGATACCCACGAAAATTACGCAGCCTTTGCTGCAAAGACCGGACTTGCGGTCACTGATGGCGCAACCTCAGTTGAAATTCCTTGGGGAAAGCTAAAGGTTGCAAAGAACAGTGCAGGTGCAGAATCGTTTGCTCGCCTTGAAGGTAGAACTACAGACACCGTAGAATTTATTATGAAGGGTGATATTGCAAACTCTCAAGTCAGTGAATTGATAACACTAATCGCAGATTTGGGCGGCGGATTCTATCATATTGGAACTAGTCAAGGATTAGCACTATTTGATTTAGTGGATAGTCTTGATCCCGTTGCCGCAGAACATGTAGTATTTCATGCAACATCTTCGATTAATGGAGTAAATGCAGATCAAGTAGGTATCGATCCTTTAAGTGCAGATGGTCAATGGGCAAGAATTCGGGTTGCTAGCACCTATCGTCCCCTACTCAATGGGTTTGAATACTATGACAATCTAGTAATTAAAAGTATTCCTGAAATATATTTAATTGACTCCGGTGTCGCCTGGAATCACCCAGAATTTGCAGGTACTGAACATGCTGATTTTTGGAAAGCCCCTATATTTGCGAATTTTGATGATGAGATTGGTCACGGTACTACAATAGCATCTGCAATTTTTGGTACAAATGTTGGTATAGCCAAAAATGTTAAGGTGCTAAGTTGTAAGATTGCAGATTCAACTGGTTATTGTAGTTTCTTAGATGTCGGTAACTTGATCGATCTTATTATTGCAGAAACAGTGGCTAATCCAAATATTACCCGAATTGTCAATGCTTCTTGGGCAGTAGATGAGAATGGCTGGCTAGAGTCAAAGTTTAGACAATTGCTTGATGCAGGAGTAACGGTAGTCTGTGCTGCTGGTAACTCAGGGGTCGATGTTAACACTATTACTCCTGCAGGTATGCCAGAGGTATTGACTGTTGGTGCAACTGATCGGTATGACATTCCGGCAGGCTTCAACAATATTGCACCTACTGATTCCGGCTTAACTACTAACTACGGTCAACGACTTGATGTTTTTGCACCGGGCGACAAGGTTGCGCTTGCCGATAAAGCTGGTGGATATATGATTAGTTCAGGTACATCCATTGCTGCTGGGTATGTATCGGGTGCTGCTGGACAGCTTGCGGCTTTGTTTGCAGATGAACTACCTTATCCTTTGTTACTCACTAAAATTATTGACACCTCTACTAAAGATGCAATTTTATTCGATGACGATAAATTTAGTGCAAACCAAAATAAACTAGTTCACTTAATCGGTACAAAAGATGTGCAAGCAAGTTCTTTGGATCTCTATTTAGGAGCATTTAGTGTTGGTAATGATGTCTTTAATTTAGACTTGAATACTATAATCGACACTTCATCTTATGCTACATTGTTTCCTGATGAAAGCTTTGTTTGGACATTTTCTTTTGAAGAGCCAAATTATGATACGCTATACAGCGAATTTATGAATTTAGATAGTGCATCTGGATTATTATCCGTTAACAAACCTACTGTTCCGTTAGATGAAGGTGAAACCATTCGAATGGTTAGATATAAAACCTATGCGACAAGTAGTACAGTTTCGCTTGAATCACCTTGGATACTATTTTTCCAAATAGATCAAACTATTGATCCGGCAACAATGAATGTTGACATAACCAGAGCATTAGCAGAGACCAGTAGTACTAGTATTTTCTTAGCTACATTTGTCCTTAAATAACATATGCCAACCGTTACTCCTATTGAGATTTCAGTCAATCCTAGATATGAGCTTAATGTAACAAACTTGACCGGGTATTTAATAGAAGATTTGCTTACTCCAAAAGAGTTTGATTCTCTCCTAAGCTGCTGGGAACAAGCCCATGTACATGGCATAGACTGGGACAAAACTATATATTATTTTAAAGGCAAAGCCCACGCTACTGCTAATCAAAGAAATTTTTATGATGACTACGATAGAAAATTATTTGACCTTCCTGAAAATCAAGAATGGTATTATCAAACCAAAGATACAATATACGACTGGTCACGAGAAATATTAGGTAGAAATATTCATCCTAGATTCTTTCAAGTTTTAGAAAAGATAAAAACACTACCTCCATTCAATGATGAGCCTAACAAATGGATTCCGATAAGAGGTCTTATTAATGTGTTAGCTTACGAAAAGACACTAGATTATCATATTGACGGAGAGCCAGCTATATACAATACTTCGGTAAACGAGATTAATCAGTACAGTATCACTATTTATTTAAATTCAGTATCCGATGGAGGAGAATTTTGGATAGATGGTGATCCAGGATTTGTGTATCGGCCTGTACCAAACAGTGCATTCGTGTTTAATGGTGGTGTTGCATTGCATGGGGTAAGTATGAATTTAGATAAAGATCGCACTACCAGAAAAGCTGTTACATTTAGGTTGATTCATACTGATTCTCTATTACTTCCGGGCGACCCTGATAAATTCTTAATGAAAACTAAATCACTAGATGAAATTAAAAATAAATAGTATCATGAAAAAGATGTACACAAACAAACCAATGATAGACACCGAATCCTTACTGGAGGCAGCTCCTAGTAACACTGATTCAGAAAAGCGTGTTAAAGTTTTAGAAGAAAAGGTTCGCATGTTAAGCGAACAATTGCACAAGATGGCTACCGCACTCGAACTTAATAGCAGACAGCTTCGCAGACAGAACACCGATATCAATAATGTTACAACAGTTATTCGCAACAAGCTAAGCTAAATAGCTGTATGTCGCAGAAAACATACAGAACAATTTTTATCAGTGATGTCCATTTGGGTACCAAATCCTGTAAAGCAGAACTTCTCAATAACTTTCTAAAGCATAACACCTGCGAAACTTTATACCTAGTAGGTGACATTATAGATGCATGGAAGATGCAGCAAAACAAACTACGCTGGAAACAATCACATACTAATGTGGTTAGACGAATATTAGGTCACAGCAAAAGAGATACCGATGTGATCTATGTCGCCGGCAATCATGACGAATTCTTGCGACCTATGATTCCTTATGCAGCAAGTTTTGGCAGAATGCAAATCGCCAATATGCATACCCATATAGGGGTAGATGGCAAAAAGTATCTCGTGGTACACGGTGACTTGTTTGATGGTATCACTAGATTGGCCCCTTGGTTAAGCTTCCTAGGTGATAAAGCTTATGACTTTGTACTGGAACTAAACAGTAGGTTCAATTGGATTAGACACAGGATGGGCTTTGGATATTGGTCGCTATCAAAGTTTCTCAAACATAAAGTCAAAAAGGCAGTAGATTTTATGTTTAAGTTTGAACAAAATGTAACTGCTTATTGTAAGCGCAAAGGCTACGACGGTGTAATCTGCGGCCACATCCACAACGCTGAAATAAAAATTATAGATGGTATTGTTTATATGAATGATGGCGATTGGGTAGAATCATGCACTGCATTAGTAGAGCATCATGATGGTCGCTGGGAAATCATAACTTGGCAGGAGATGAAAAATGAAGGTACAAAAACTAGTAAGAAAGATGTATGAAGCTATTTTGAATAAAGACCAAAAAAAAGAAAAAGAGCTTTGGATGAAGTCACTAAAAAAGTCACTCAAGCATAAAAACACTTTCGTCATAAAATGAAAACTATACTCGTAATTACCGATATTATTGATGGACAGGTGAATGGTGTAGCAACCACATTTGAAAATCTAAAAATGCTGGCTGGAAAAGACAACTTTAAGATAGAGTTCATCAATCCGCATTGTTTCTATAATTTTTCAGCACCTAGATATCCTGAGGTAAAACTTTCTATCCCACTTAGGATAGGTAAAAAGATTAAAGATATAAATCCAGACTATGTGCATATCGCAACAGAAGGCCCAATTGGTCTTGCTGCTAAACTTTGGCTTGATAGACATAAGTGGAAATATAATACAAGCTATCACACTAAGTTTCCAGAATTTATAGAAAGAATATATCATGTACCTGAAAAATATACATACACCTATTTGCGTTGGTTCCACAAACATAGCGGTGTTGTACTAACTACTACTCAGACTATGGTAGAAGAATTAAAAGACAATGGCTTTACTGGCAATATACTGTCATGGACCCGAGGAGTAGATACTAAGATATTTTACCCTAGAACAAAAACATCTGGTCTAACCTTAATCAATGTGGGTAGAGTCAGTAAAGAAAAAGGACTAGATGATTTTTGTTCACTGGCGTATCCTAATGCTAAAAAGATTGTAGTAGGCGATGGTCCTTATAGAAAAGAACTAGAATCAAAATATCCTAATGTAGAATTTGTTGGGGTAAAGCGTGGCAACGAGTTAGCAGAATATTATGCTAACAGTGATGTATTCGTGTTTCCAAGCAGAGAAGATACATTCGGTATTGTAATGATTGAATCAATGGCTTGTGGTGTCCCTGTCGCAGCTTACAATGTTACTGGTCCTAAAGATGTTATTGACCAACACGAAACAGGCTTTATGGATAATAGTCTGTCTGTTGCTATTGACCACTGTTTAGAACTTAATAGGATCAGTGTTTACGAAAAAAGCAAAAAGTGGACTTGGGAAAACTGCTGGGATATTTTCAAAAATAATCTAGTCACCATATAAAAAAAGGTTGACATTTGATTCATAGTTTGTTATAAAGAGACTATGACTAAACAATACGCATATTTCTTTACCCGGCAAGATATCTTTAAGGAGTACCAGCTTGTGCAGACTGCACATGTTGCGTACAAGCTAGGGTCCGTGTTAGGTAAAGATGCTGATGCAGATAATACATATTTTACCTGTGTCGGAGTTAGGAATCTTGAGGCACTTCTTGCCGTTGAAAAGATTCTGTTTGAGTTTGGCATTAAGTATGTGCATTTTGTCGAGCCGGACTTGAACGATGGGGAAATGACTGCAATCGCAGTTCATCCCATTGATGAAGACAAGCGGGATATTCTTCTCGCATTTAACCTGTTGAAATTTTGAGGATACACTAATGAAGAATATTATATTAGCAAGTTGGAATTTTATTTTTGATTATAACAAGAGTCCCCTGCGAAATATCCCTGAGGGCAACATTCGGCATATGGTATATCAAGTGCTAGGTTGGATGTGGGCTATTGCGTTCTCAATTGCAACTGGCACATATGCGTTTATGGGAGTGAATCTAATCGCCCATGCTGTACTTATTGGCGCAGCAGCCTTAACGGTTGCGACATATACTACTGCAACAGTAAAACCAGAATTGTTCGTGCGTAAGTCAGGATGGGGTCGTAGTGCTACTGGAGAGCATGAGTAAGATGAAAGTATTAAGGTCTGTTTGGGGAACATCTGGCACCAGAAAAGGTGCCACAGTGTGCGAAGATGACCAAGGATACTTTGTTCGTTATGCTCACACCATGAAAACTGTCAGTGAAAGCAAACGATATAAAAGAGTAAGTACCGCATATAAAAAAGCGGAACAATGGTGTGGAGGAAATGCCTAATGAGCGATTTAGAAACTGCCTTAAAAACGCATGATTGGACTTTGGCTGGATATAAATCTAGAGTCAATGTAGACAAATTGATGAAAGAAAATCCTGAACAATCGTCAGCGTTATGGGAACAATATTGTCCGTGGTCTGATACTAACGGCGGATTACTTGAGTGGTGTGGGAAATGAAGAATGAATGATACGATGATCGGTTTATTGGGATACGCAGGACTTATTATATGTCTTGTGGTAATAGTAGGATTGTTTCGTAAATGATATTTCTGCTTATTTTTCTAATTGCTATTGCAGCTGGATTTACCTTGTTTGCGTTACTGCGTGGACTTACCGCGTTTTCACAAGAACAAACAACTGAATCTCGTGCAAAGCAAACTCAAATGATGTTTTCAAGAGTTAAGTGGCAAGCGATTGCCGTATTATTGGTAATAATTGCTGCCGCATTTGTAGCTAATTAAGGATAAACTAAGATGGCATATTTTTTGAAGAACGGCACAAGTTTTCGTGTTTCCAGCAAGGAAGCAATGGATTTGCATGAGCAGCTTCCTGCAGGCAACTACACTGTTGCGGTAGACCCAATGGGTAATTTCTATCTTGAATCTATTGATAATTTTGAAATCCCTACAAAGATGTATGGTAACACATTGCGTCATACTGACCGAATCATCAACTCGTTCTGGAAGCGCCCGCAACAGACCGGTGTTCTGTTGAACGGTGAAAAGGGTTCTGGTAAGACACTTCTTGCTAAGAACATTTCGGTTGAACTTGCGAAGCAGGGTGTCCCTACTATCGTAATCAATCGTGATTGGACTGGTGACGGCTTCTTCAAGCTGCTGCAGGACATTGACCAGCCGTGTATCGTTCTCTTTGACGAATTTGAGAAGGTCTATGACCGCGAGAAGCAGGAAGAAATCCTGACATTGCTTGATGGTGTGTTCGGTTCTAAGAAGCTGTACATTCTTACAGTGAATGACAAGTGGCGAGTTGATTCGCACATGCGCAATCGTCCTGGTCGTATCTTCTATCTGCTTGACTTCAAGGGTCTTGACCAAATCTTCATTCGTGAATATTGTGAAGACAACCTCAACAGCAAGCAGTACATTGATCAGATTTGTTCGCTGACCAGCTTGTTCGGGCAGTTCAACTTTGACATGCTTAAGGCACTTGTTGAAGAAATGAATCGATATAACGAGACTCCGACCGAAGCACTTGAAATGCTCAACGCTAAGCCTGAGTATGATGATGGTGCTAAGTACGAAATCAAGTTGATTGATGGCGGAAAAGAAATCTCCGGAGTTGACCCTAAGGTTTGGATGGGCAACCCGCTTGCTATGAAGGGCGTAAATGTTGAATACGATCCTGACCCGAACGATGATGATTCTAATTGGGTTGACCTTCGCTTTGCCCCTGAGCATCTTATCAATCTGAACAGTCAGGAAGGTAAGTTCATCTTTGAAAGCAAGGGCGCCCGTCTCATTCTGACCCGCGTCAAGGAAAAGGCACTGTACGATTATAGTGCCCTTGCATTCTAATATAAACTTACGCTATTGATGAAGTTATTAAATAAGTGTATGGCCTTACCTAAAAGACAATATAAAAATATACATACCCTCACAAGTTTGGATAGGTTATATGAGAGAATTCTCCCTATTTCTAAATCTTTACAAGAATCCATAGACGGGTATGATTGGAGGTCTTTACCGTATCATGCATCTAGTGGTAACTATCATTTTAGGGTAGACGATGGTAACACGCTAGTTTGTGCGTTGTGTGACAACGACATTTGGAATGAAGCGATCACACCTCCTTTTGTCTATGAACTTACTACTATTGTTAAGAATGAATTTTTAAAAATTGACCCTACTGCTAAATTTAATGCCACAGTCAATCTCAATATAAACCTAACTAGCACAGACCCTAAATTTCAAATGAGACAGATGGATGTGCATTCTGATAGTGATGAGTTTAATAATTATTGGTCGTTCTTAGTTCATTTGGTGGGTAACTCTGGATCTACTATGATGTATAATAATATGGTTTTTGGTGACCCGGTAAAAGAATTTGAATTTCTTCCGGGAAAACTGTGTATATATCCTTCGATATATGCCCATGCAGCAATTCTTCCTAGCACTGCGGAAGATAGAGTGATTGCTAGATATATTATGGAAATTGATACAGTGCTTAACGACAAAGTTAAGGAAGGACTGAAATAATGAATTATGTATTTGATGTAGACGGTACGCTGACACTCAGTAGACAGCGTATCTTTCCATCGTTTGGGGAATGGTTCCTTTCATTCTGCCAAAACAATAATGTATATCTTGTGTCCGGAAGCGACTACGAGAAGACGCTAGAGCAGCTTGGCAAAGAGATATGCAACACTGTCAAAGGTGTGTATAGCTGCTGCGGAAACGCTCTCTATGTGAGCGGAGAGCTACAGTATGTCAATGACTTTGCATTGACTATCGAACAACATGAATATCTTGAAAGCCTATTGCAGTTGAGTTCCTTTCCAAAGCGGACCGGAAATCATATTGAAATGCGCCCCGGTTCTTGCAATTTCAGTGTCATTGGACGCAATGCAGACATTAATGATCGTTCTGAATATTTGGAATACGATACTCGTGTAGATGAGCGAAATTTTTACGCATTCCTTATCCGCGAAAATTTTCCAAATCTAGAGGCCACAGTCGCAGGCGAAACCGGAATAGATATTCATCCTGTAGGAAAAGATAAGAGCCAGATAGTAGAATACATATCTCCGTTTGTGTTCTTTGGAGATAAGATATATCCTGGTGGAAATGATTATACTATTGCACAACATGCAATTAAACAATATAATGTTTCAACTTGGGAAGAGACATTTGAGATTTTAAGAAAGGAATATAGTTAATGCCAAAACTTTGGAAGAATATAGAAAACACATTAGCTAGTTTGCCAAATGCAGCAAACGGATACGAACAACAGATTGATATTCCAGAATTTACTTTTCTTGGAGTAAAGAATCAACCTGACTTTGGGCATATTCGCATCTGGTTTCATGGCAATGAAAAGACGATTGAACTAAAGAGTTTGAAAGAATACCTGCTACAATATAGAGATACTATCATTAGTTATGAACGGGCAATTGATGTTATGTACAAGCATTTAATGGAAGCATACACTCCATTTAGAATGCGACTTGAAATCAAGTTTAGGCCAAGAGGCGGTATTAGTAGCAAAATGGTTGTTGATAGCGATTGGGGCCATCTAGGTGGCACTGATAAGATTTGGCAACACCATAATGCAGATTTTTAAAGGAGAAGATAATGTTAGAATGTTTGATTTTAGGCGATAGCATCGCAGTTGGTACAAAGATGGTCGCGCCGACGCATTGCGTATCTTATGCCCACAGTGGTTGGAATTCAAAGCATTGGAATGATGTATATCTGCACACCAAGCAGTTGGATGCAAATACAGTAGTCATTAGCTTAGGTAGCAACGATACCAGGTATCTGAATAGTGAAAAAGAACTTAACAAGTTGCGTAAACAAATCCAAGCTAAAAGAGTGGTTTGGATTGTACCTGCAATCAAGCCGGCAAAGCAGGCTATTGTTAAGAAAATTGCTAGCCAATATGGCGACTCAACAGTAACTATTAAGTCTCTCAGTAAAGATGGGGTTCATCCAACTTTTACCGGCTACCGTAGAATCGTAAAAGATTCTGGACTTTAAGGAGAAGATTGATGTTTAAGAATTTGATATTAAGTTTAGCAGCGTTATTTGCTTTCGCGGTACCCGCAAATGCAGCAACATATGTCATCGGCGACAGTATTGCGGTCGGTATTGCAAACTCAAGTGGAATTGATCGTGCCGGACATCATGTTTGGCGCAAGGGCGGCATGGATACTAGAGTTATCCTAGGCTATGTAAAAAAGTTTATTGCAACCGGTAAGGCTAATGGTGCTACTGTTATTCTTAGTAGTGGTGCTAGTAACAGCACTTATGAGCGCAAGAACGGCGAAGGTCGTAATCTTAACACTGCATTAATCAATCAGCAGATTCGTCTATTGAAACAAGCTGGTGCAACTGTGTATCTTGTTGGTACAGGGTCACAGAGTTCCCCTTGGATTAAAAATCGCTATGGTTGGTATCGTGTTAACTTTGCCAAACAAAATGCAAATGCACGATTAGCAGAAGTTGCTCGTCAAGAAGGCGCAATCTTTTTGGGCCCACTTGAAAAGTATTCGCCGGAACTTAACCGAGGCGATGGTATTCACCCAGGACCACAGGGCGCACGAAAAATGTATCGCGCCACACAAAAATAATATATAGAAAGAAACAAAGGAGAATAAAATGAAGACAGTTAGTGATAAGATTGAATCTTTTGCAGTAATCGGTGTAAAGCCAGGTGCATTAGATATCGATGGTGCGTTTGAAACCATCACAGAAAATAGTTTTGAAGGCAAGTGGAAGGTAATCGTATTCTATCCTAAGGACTTTACTTTTGTATGTCCAACAGAAATCGTTGCTTACGATAAGTTGAATAGCGACTTTGCTGACCGTGATGCAGTTTTGCTTATTGGTTCAACCGATAATGAATTCTGTAAGATTGCATGGAAGAATGCTCACGAAGATTTAAAGAAGACTTCATCATGGATGTTTGCTGATGTTGCTCGTGATGACCTTTCGCTTGCAGGTCAGTTGGGTATCTTCTACGGTCCAGCCGGAGCAGCCCTTCGTGCAACATTCATTGTTGACCCTGACAATGTGATTCAGCATGTTACTGTTAACAACCTTGATGTTGGTCGTAGCCCAGAAGAAACACTTCGCATTCTTGATGCATTGCAGACCGGTGAACTTTGCCCATGCAGTCGTCCAATCGGCGGTGACACTCTATGAGTTGGGTAGATCAGGTAAAGGAATCAATCCCTGATCATTCAAAAGATATCAAGCTTAATCTTGATGCTGTAATGAATCGTTCAGGACTTGATGAGGTAGATGCACATGCTTGTGCATTTGCAGCAGCAGTAGCAGCAGGTAACGGCGACCTTGCATTTGAGATTTCAATGAATGGTCCGTTGATGGGTACTGATGAGCGTGAAGCAGCAAAGACTGCCGCAGCACTTATGGGCATGAACAATGTTTATTATCCATTTGTTGAAATGACTGAGGATCCTGATTTGAAGGGTCTTCCGCCTGGCTTGCGTATGAATGCTTATGCTACTCACGGCGGCGTTTCAAAGAAGAAGTTTGAAATGTATGCGCTTGCTGCAAGTATCGTCGGTAAGTGCCACTTCTGCGTTAAGAATCACTATGATGTTCTTAAGAAGGAAGGCATGACTGTTACTGAACTACAGGCAGTTGGCAAGATTGCAGCAGTTATCAACGCAATCGGTAAAATTGCAATGTAGGAAAACGGTTGACATAACGATCTTTCGGTGCTATAAGTAATATATAGAGTGAGAAAAAGGAGATCGGTTATGACTGTTATCGAATTTTGTCGTCATGTTGAACTTTACGCCTGGGAAGAATATGCTTTCGAAGGTGCAGCTATCATCTGTGAAAAGATGATTGACGAAGGTGAGATTGACATTACTCGTATGACGGTGGCATATGCTGCCCGAAAGATTGTTATGGAAGCAGGAATCGCTGTTTAAAATAAAATTTCAAAATGTTGAAAAAAAGGTTGACAACAGTTTTGAAATGATATATAAGAGTATATGTAATGCGAATTAACGAAAAGTTGAAAAACTACCCGTTAAAATGCACTATTATTAACCAGGACTAAATAAACTTACTATGAAAACTACTTGTAACATATCACTGAAACAACATACTCTCTGGGGACAATTATTGGCTCCGATGGGTGCAGTTGCGGCAGTATATAATACAAGTATTCGCGGCGACTTTACTCCATCAGTGGAACAAGAACCCGGCGGTTAAGTAGACATAGTTAAACTAGTTTATTTAGACCCCGGGGACTCAAGTTCTTGGGGTTTTCCTTTTACAAAGTGCAAGTCGGAACGAGGCTGCAAAGCACTATAAAAAATGAACGGGCGGTGGTAAGGATGGATTCACTTGTGAGTGATGAAAAAACTATCAGATGAGGACATTACGATCCTCTCAAGCGGTCAATCCTGAAATGCCAGGAAACATAGATCGCTTATCAACAAAAGGCTAACCATTCATTATTTAAGAACATGCGAGTAGAACATGGTGCCAAACTTGAAAAATTTGTATACGCCTCTAGTGTTCTTAAATAATGGATGATACATTGCCCGATAGATCAATTGGTAGATCGACTGACTCTGACTCAGTAGGTTCTAGGTTCGAGCCCTAGTCGGGCATCCAAAATAGTTTACACGATGCTGCAAAGCATATATATTATACAAGTTACATTGCCCCTTCGTCTAAAGGTAAGACGCTAGTTTTTGGTACTAGCTATCGAGGTTCGAATCCTCGGGGGGCATCCAAACTTAATGCCGCTTTAGCTCATTTGGTAGAGCAACGGTTTAGTAAACCGTAGGTGGCGGGTTCAAATCCTGCAAGCGGCACCATTTCACGGATCCTTAGTTCAGCCGGATAGAGCGCCTGTCTTCGAAACAGGATGTCGGGGGTTCGAATCCCTCAGGGTCCACCAAGTTAATGCCCGCGTAGCTCAGCTGGATAGAGCATCAGATTACGAATCTGAGGGTCGGAGGTTCGAATCCTTCCGCGGGCACCAATTTCATGTACGCTAAGTGTTACGGTAGCACGACTGGTTCCAACCCAGTTAGCGTGGGTTCGACTCCTACAGCGTATGCCAATTATGGTGATTGTAGCTCAGTTGGTTAGAGCGTCGGTTTGTGGTACCGAATGTCGCGGGTTCAAATCCCGTCTTTCACCCCAGTTTTATTCTCTTAGGTCCCTGACGGTAGGGGAGCATGGCTGTTAACCATGTTGCTGTAGGTTCAAGTCCTACTAAGAGAGCCAATTCATGCACCCTTAGCTCAGCGGTAGAGCATCGCTTTGACTCAGCGAAGGTCATCTGTTCAAACCAGATAGGGTGTACCATTTTAAAGGATACTTTATGCCATTGCAAGAACCTCATTATCACGAAGATAAGAAGACTGGACTATTAGTTCGGTGTATGAATTCGTGTTCAAATTTGATTACTGATTATAGATTTTGGATTGGCGTAACTATCAGCTATCCACTAGAACACTTTCTCTGGGAACATGTCTGGCCCTTCAAGCTAGTAATGCAGTTTCTCGGACTTTAACTTATGCCGGCGAGTGATACCCACTATTATAGTGACGAACATACCGTTACCGCTGGCTCCATTCTTATGCGTCCGCATGCATGGACTACCTTCCGAAAGTAGCCCCAGTATAGAAAATAAGCGGGCGCGCCATATTACGGAGTCGTGCTAGAGTGGCCGATTAGACTATCTTGGAAAGGTAGCGTACCGAAAGGTACCGTGAGTTCGAATCTCACCGACTCCGCCAAGCACAACGGGGTATAGCGCAGCCTGGTAGCGCACTTGTCTGGGGGACAAGTGGTCGTCGGTTCGAATCCGGCTACCCCGACCATTACCGAGTAAGTGTTTTTAATATGTGAGGATGTTTGATATCCTCGTCCTGATACATTTCAGGGCTTGTATGGAACCAAATTACAATCGCATAACGAACGCCTTGAACTTTCTTGACACCATGAAGATATTGCCAACTGCCAGGATACATAAGAATGTCTCCTGCATTAGGTCTCTTTTCACTGTCAAAGAACGGAAAATATACCTCGCCTCCTTGATAATCATCATTGAGATAAACTACGCAGGTTATATCTCGGTTTACATCACTACGGCGAACAGATGTTCCGTCAACATATTGCCCGTCAATGTGGGGCCAATAATGAGTTCCATCAGGATAGTGAAGAAAATCGATAGAGTATGTGACACACTCTACACTATAATGATGCTCTACTAGCTCCTCACAGCGTTTTACAAGCTGCGTGACACTATTAGCGAAGTTCTTATAGTCTACGAAGTTAGCAGTGCAAATGGCTGGATCATGAACAGCAACATAACTGTCATTGACTACGCTTCCTACGGTGGCTTGAGCAGACTTTGCTTCTTTTGCAGAATTTAATAAGGTCTTAATTAGATTAGCATCCACTGATTCAGTTAGGTGTTTAATCTGTCTAGGGTCAAAAAGCATACAGTATTTATGAGTACTCCCTGTAGTACTGCACAATTGTTACGGGGGAAGGGGCTGTGCAGGCCCCGAGAGATTTGGGGCCTTAGCTCAGTTGGTAGAGCGTTTGTCTGGCAGACAAAAGGTCAGCGGTTCGACCCCGCTAGGCTCCACCAAATATAAAGGTTGACAACGGTATCGTTGTTTGTTATAGTAAGATTATAGATAATGCTCCTGTAGCTCAGTTGGTAGAGCACCTGATTGAAGATCAGGGTGTCGGCGGTTCAAGCCCGTCTGGGAGCACCAGATTTTACTCGTGTGTGTACGGTGACCATATGTGACCCTGTTTCATTCTCAAACCAAACAGGAGTGTACCTGATGTCCGTAGCAGTACTATTGAGTTAGTATCGGTAACTAAATTTGAGACACTAGTTACGGCGAGTAAATACATTTATACTACTTTGCGGATGTGGCGGAATTGGTAGACGCCCAGGTTTTAGGTACCTGTATCGTAAGGTGTGGGGGTTCGAGTCCCTTCATCCGCACCAAAATTCAGAAATCGGAAGAGAAACGCGGGGCCCCGGAGTGTTCTCAAGGCACACCAAACTATGCGCTAGGCTGAACCGATACCAATTTGCCCCGATGGCGGAACCGGTAGACGCGGCGGATTCAAAATCCGCTTCCGAAAGGAGTGGGGGTTCGAGTCCCTCTCGGGGCACCAATGCTCTATAAGCATTGCTGGCGATGCGCCGGATTCGTAACCCGGAGATAACAGGTTCGACTCCTGTATAGAGCACCAAATTGCTAAATAGTAGTTTGGAGATTCACATGTTTAGAACACTTATACTATCAGCAGCATTATTATTTTCTTTCCCTGCATATGCACAGGTTGAGAGAGAAACAACAGGTTCATTAGGCGGCACTGTTATCAATGACGATAACATTGTGCTTACTGGTGCGTTCAAGCATGTTACTGACACGGGCCCTAGAGAATACTCATTTGAAAGTGATATTCTTTATAAGAGTGCTAACGGTGTAACTTCTAGAGAACAGATTAACGCATTTGCTAAGGTCAATCAAGACATTCATGCTAAGCACTATGTTCAAGCAGGTATTAGATATAGACATGATCCAAGAACATTCTCAGAAGATCAAGCAGTCTATAGCATTGGGCACGGTTTTAGAATTATAAAGAATGATAAAACTAAGATATCAAACGAACTTAGTGTTGGCTACAAGCACGGCACAGGCGGATATAGCGATGTAGTAGTCCGTGAAAGTATTTGGATTAGTCATAAACTAAACAAAAAGCTTACTGCAAGCAATCAGTTCATGATTGAACAAGGTTCTAGAACCTTCATTCAGAACAGAGCAGAAGTCAAATATAAATTAAGTGAGAAAACTAGCTTTTCAATTCAAGACTTGTACACAAAAGATTGGCGTGAAGATAACACGATATCTTTTGCATTTACTTTCAAGATTTAACGCTCCCTTAGTTTAGCGGTAAAACACCTGGCTTATATCCAGCATCGTCTCCAGATTAGAGAGCGTCACAGGTTCAAATCCTGTAGGGAGTACCATAATAAATAGACATATGATAGTATGGATATTCAGAGAACAGCGTTCCGGTAG